GCCGTAATTTTGGAATTGACAATGTTAAAATGGGCAAGTTTTTTTGCGCCATTACCACGCAAACACATGGGCGGCGGCAGGGAAAACTGAACGGAACCGTCAGCAACTTGTCTATGGGCCAAGGTATCAACCTCCTCGACATAAGTTTGGCTTTCGCAACCCCGCTTACAATTCTGCATTTGTACTGCGAAGCACAGTGGCGAATTGGCACCGTCACCGGCACGGCGGCGTCCAATAAAGCGTTGATTTTTCAGTCTTGCCAGTTTGATTTGGGCAGCCAGCGTGACACCGGGACGCGGGGGCGACCAGCGTATCTTATCGAAGGCGGGCAGCAAGCGGCGGCCATCAAATTTATTGGCTGTTTTATCGCAGGCTTCCCCTCTGTCGTTAACCTCGGCATAGGGGCTGTTTTGGAGGATACACAGGTATTCTCTACCGAACGCCGTGACGCACCTATTTCTGCGTACCAGGCGTATGCGCACAATGCCTTGGCCGGCGGCGTCTATCTACAGCCTGTTTCCGGTGGCGCCCAACAGCGCATTAAGTACACGCAGTTTAATCTGAACACGGGCGCTTTTTCGCCCCCGCCGGTCAACACGTTTTCTGAAGAATACTTCAGTTCTTCCTCTCGCGTTACCTGCATCCCATTGTTTGTCCGGTTGGCGACAAACAACGGCGACCTAAACAATCCGTACTATGTGCCGTTTCGTCAAGCCGCGGTCCCTAAAACCAGCGGGATTGTTAGCAGCAGCATAACGGGCCGCACGCTTCAAATCGAGTTTACGGCGCGTACAGCGTCTACTTTTGCATACGCCGGGCCGGATGTGGGCGATATACTTGTAGATGAAGTTACGCAAACGGTGTTTTTTGTTCGTTCTCGCACAGGCCAGATCATCCTTGCAGACGCGCAAACAAATATAAAATCTGATGGCCTCGGTAGCTATGTGTTTATCACGCCCATAAACCTTACTTCAGGCAATTACTATTCGCTATGCACGCGGTTTTATTCTCCTACTCTGTATCTTCGCGGAAATGTAACCTCCGGCAGCGCAATCTTGACCAATTGTGCTACGGACGAACCCTATGCCTTGTGGTATGACGCTGAAATAAGCGTGGACGATTGGCTGTATGTCGATACCCAATCAAACAACTTTGTTCCGCGTGCAGACACGCAAGTAACCGCCCGCGATCAGACCGCAGGAACAATTACGCTGGCGGGCAATGCAACGCGGTCTATTACGCGGCAAAGGCTAACGATGTTTATCCGCACTCCAGCTCCAAACGCTTAGACGTTGGTTTCTCTTTAGATAGGAACTACTATGGCAGACCTTAAAATTTCCGCTCTTCCTTCCGCCACCACTCCGGTAGCGGGAACGGAAGTTCTTCCAATTGTGCAAAGCAGCACAACCAAGAAAGTCAGCATCAGCGATCTTACCGCAGGCCGCGCAGTTGCTGCGTCCAGCTTTACGGGTTCTGGTGCTACGGTTACGACTTCTTCACCAGTACTAAGCCTTTCCCAAACCTGGAATGCTTTGGCGGTGGCTTTTACCGGCGTTCTTTTTAACGCTACAGGCACGTCTGACGCAAATAGTGACGATGCGTCATTGCTTTTTGATTTGCAGTTAGGAAGCTCTAGCCGTTTTCAGGTACGCAAGGACGGGCGCGTTAACGTAGCGCCAGCGTCTACAACGGGCGGCCTTATTACTTGCGGTTCTAACAATTTTAGAACACTTCAGTTTTTGGGCGCCAATTATGGAAATAACGGTATTGCGGCTGTTCGCGGCACAGACAGTTATATCGCCGTTCGTGGTAGCGGCGGCTTTGGATGGGAAAGCGCCGCTAACAACCCTGCTACTGGTACGCTCGATGTTCTTTTAGCCCGTGACGCCGCTAACGTGTTGGCCTTGCGTAACTCTACCGCCGCGCAGACAAGCCGTATTTATGGCAGTTATACTAGCTCGACCGTCTATAAACGGCTGTCATTGAGCGCGTCCACGACCGCCGTAACTATCGCCGCCGAAACGGACACCGGAAATATGGACGTTATTTTTACCCCCGCAGGAACAGGTAACGTACAGTTTGGTACTCATGCGGCGGTCACTACCGAAACTGTGACGGGCTACATCACCATAAAAGACGCGGGCGGAACACCGCGTAAACTTGCTGTTGTGTCTTAACATGATTGATTTGCGTTTAACTCAAGAAGATATTGCTGCGTTGGCAAATCTTATGGACATGGCAGTTAAATCAGCCGGTTTAGCCGCAGTAAAAGACGCTGCGGCTATTCTCTTGAAACTAGAGATTGCGGCTAAAGAACAAAATTGTGACGAGAGTAAAACGCCATAGATACACAGAGTTGTAACCACACATAATTTGTTGTAGAGTTCTTTTTACCGTACTGGTCCGATTGACCAGGAACCGAAAGGTACGTAGATGAACGAGAACGAACTAGCGGGTGCGCCCGCGCCGGAACAGGCCCCCACGGCTGAACCTGTTGCCGCACCAGATACACCGCCGGAGCCCGAAACTGAGGGCGCAGCCAAATCTTTCACACAGGAAGAAGTGGATGCAATTTTCAGCAAGCGCCTCGCAAAAGCACAACGGAAATGGGACCGAGAGCAAGCGCAGAAAGCCAAGTCACAGCCCGTTCCGACGGAACCGCTGAAAGCTGACGACTTCGCAGATGCACCATCCTACGCCGACGCCCTTGCCGAACGCAAAGCCCAGGAACTCTTGGCTAGGCGCGACGCAGAGGCCGAACGCGCAGCAACGCTCGACGCCTATCACGACCGTGAAGAGGAAGCCCGGAACAAGTACGACGACTTTGAACAGGTCGCGTACAACCCGAAACTCCCCGTCACGGAAACGATGGCGCAGACCATTCAGGCAACCGATAACGGTCCCGATGTAATCTATTACCTCGGATCAAACCCTAAGGAAGCCGAACGGATTGCGCGCCTATCACCGCTCTTGCAGGCACGGGAAATCGGAAAGATTGAAGCCAAACTCGGCGACAATCCACCGGCCAAGAAAACTTCCACCGCCCCGGCACCGATTGCTCCGGTCACGGCCCGTACCTCAACAGGTACGCCTGCATACGACACCACCGACCCGCGTTCTGTGAAGAACATGTCAACGTCGGAATGGATCGAAGCGGAACGGCTGCGCCAGATCAAGAAGTACGAGGCTAACCGCAGACGCTAGTCCATAGGACATAGACATCATGGCTAACAGCCTTCTTACCATCGACATGATCACCCGCAAGGCTCTCGAAATCCTTGAGAACAACCTGGTGATCACCCGCAACGTGAACCGTCAGTACGACGACAGCTTCGCTGTCGAAGGCGCCAAGATCGGTTCGACCCTCCGCATCCGTCTGCCCGACCGCGCTCTGGTCACGGACGGTGCAGCGCTTCAGGTGCAGGACGACAACGAGCAGTTCACCACGCTCGCCGTTAACAACCAGAAGCACATCGGCGTGAACTTTACGTCGGCCGAACTCACCATGCAGCTCGACGATTTCGCCGAGCGCGTGCTGAAGCCGCGTATTTCGCAGCTTGCCTCGTCCATCGACGCGGACGTTGCCAGCTCCTACAAGGGCGTCTTCTCGACCGTTGGCACTCCCGGCACGACCCCGGCCACTTCGCTTGTCCTGCTTCAGGCCCAGCAGAAGCTGAACGAGTACGCGTCCATGATGCCGAACCGCTACGCGACCGTTAACCCGGCCGCCAACGCCGGTCTGGTCGAAGGCATGAAGGGCCTCTTCAACCCCGTGGACACGATCTCCCGCCAGTTCAAGAACGGCATGATGGGAGAGGGCGTCCTCGGCTACGAGGAGATCAACACGTCGCAGTCGATTAAGCAGCACACCTGTGGCACCCGCGTCGCTACGGGCGCTACGGTCAACGGCAACGCCTCGGAAGGCGCTACCACGATCACCCTCGCTTCGGCCGGCAACGCGCTGACGTTTACGGTGGGCGACGTGTTCACCGTGGCTGACTGCTTCTCCGTCAACCCGCAGACCCGCGAAAGCACGGGTTCGCTCCAGCAGTTCGTCGTGACGGCCGCCAACACCTCGACCTCGGGCGGCGCTGTAACTCTGGCTGTCTCGCCGGCGCTCTACTCGCCGTCGAACGCTCTGGCTACGGTCAGCACCCTTACCATCACTGGTAAGGCCGTGGT